TAAAGTAAAAGGAGGGTTTATAAAGTAAAAGGAGGGTTTATAAAGTAAAAGGAGGGTTTATAAAGTAAAAGGAGGGTTTATAAAGTAAAAGGAGGGTTTATAAAGTAAAAGGAGGGTTTATAAGGGAACCTTGGTTCCCTTAATTTGGTCAGAAATTATTTTTCCAGCATCAAGTGTAACAATTCTATCAACTAATTTTAATATATTTTTATTATGAGTTATAATAATAAGAGTGCTATGTTTACTTAATTTATTAATAGCTCTAATTATATATTCTGAATTTTTCTTGTCAATTGATGCAGTTGGTTCATCTAAAATAACAATTTTATTTTGTTTACCAATACATCTTAATATATGAATAATTTGGCGTTGTCCACCTGATAATTTTTCTCCATTAACACCAACATTTGTATCTAATCCATCTTTTAAATTCTTAAAGATATTTGAAATACCTGTCTCATCAAAAATATCCATTATTTCTTCTCTTGTTAAATTATTACCATATTGAATATTTTCTAATAGTGTTTTATTAAATAGTCTAATATTTTGATTTACATAACTTATTTGTTTTCTTAAATCAGTTAAATCAAATTTATTAATATCATTATTATCAATAAATATTGATTTATCATCAACTTTATAATATCCCATGATTAATTTAATTAATGTTGATTTTCCATTTCCAGACATTCCAACAATAGCTACTTTTTCATTTTCTTTTATTTTTAGATTAAAATTATTAAATAATAATTTATCATTATATCCAAAATTTAAATTTTTAATATTAATTATTCCACGATTTATAAGAATATTTTCAATATATTCTTTTTTACTATTATCAATATTATATAAATCTTCTAAAAAATGATCTACAGATTTTAGTGCTCCATAATAATGAATTATATCTGGCAATGTAGAATTAATATTTAAAATGCAAGGTATATAGTATAAAATAGTAATAAAAACTGCCATTAAACTAGTAAATGATAATTCTTTTTTAAGATATAAATATGATGTTGCACTATTTAGTGAAACAAAAATAATAACAATAATTATTCCAGTTAATATAGTAGAATTCATTATACATCTTAAATTATCCTTAAATTTATTTGTATATACTTTTGTTTTTTTTTTATATTCATTAATTTCTTTATTTAAATTACCACTTGAATAAATGGAAAACATATTATATAATTTATCTTGTGTATCTTCATTTTTTTTTTCAAATAATTGATGTCTTTCATTTGATATTTTACTACATTTAAAAAAATAAAATAAATTCAAATAAAAAAATAAAATAAGAAGGAGTGAAGAAATAACTCCTAATTTAAAATTTATATAAAAGAAATAAATATTTATTACAATTGCAGTTAATATTTTAGGTAATAGCCATACACAGAAATCAGCCATCATTTCTTTAAAATATTGAGGAATAATTGTTAATCTACTTATTAATTTACCTAATTCAATTTCTTGATAATCATTTTCGTATTTTAAAAGTAAATTTTTATAAATATAGTTTATTAAATATTCATTTATAGATGGTAATATAGTAGAATCAATATAAGATGTTATACAATTTGATAAATTAATTACTATTAATGCAATGGATAAATAAAATAAGTATTTTATAAATACTGCTTTTTCTTTAGTAACATTTAATTCATCAAAAAATCTACTATAAATCTGTGGAATAACAATAGCTTCTAAAGGATAAGATAATAATAGAAATAATATATAAACAATTAATAATAATTTATTTTCCTTTAAATAATTTGATAAAATTTTAAATAAATACATTAATATATATTATATATTTTTTATTATTTAAAAAATATTAATTATAATATAAATAATGAGTAAAAATTATATGTCTAATGATAACTATAAGCGTCCAAAAAATACTATAACTGATATGGTTCAAAATCAAGAAGATATTGAAGAATTATTAAAAGATTATCAAGAAGTAGATCCAGAAAATGTATCTTTTATACCATTAAATACACAAATTCGGTATTTAATATATGATAAGAATAAAAAAAAGGAGTTATTTCGTTATGGTGGAACATTACAAATGATTCATGAACAATATTTAGTTGTAGCAGGTAAAGAAAAAAAAACTTTTAGTGTACAAAGATATGTACGGAATTCAAAAGGGATAGTTATATATAAAACAAGAATTTTTCAAAAAATTGATAAGGTGAAAAATGCATTAGAACAATCAACTGAAATTATAAAAGAACAATATCATTTACTAAATGAACAAAAAAATGAGTTAGATATAATAAAAAAAAAATTAAAATATATTGAAAAAAATATGAAATAAAATTAGTCATCTAAATTTTTAGTACACATTATCAATTTTTTAAAAGAATTTAAAAGTATTCTATCAAAAATATTAAATTCTTTTTTTTCTTCTATTTTTTTTTCTTCTAATAAAAAATATAACCATTTTTCAAAAACAATATCTTGATTATATTTTTCAATGTTTTGTCTATTTAACTCAATAATTTCTTTTTTTTGTTCGTATGTCATTAAAATAAATGAATTAAATAATTTTAAAAAATCATCTGGATCGTCAAATATAAATGCTGTTTTTTTATTTTCATATAAAGATATAGATGCCTGTGATTTTTTTATGAATAAAATTATTCCAGTTGAACATGCTTCCATTGGGCTTTTTCCAAATGTTTCTGTTATACTTGTGAAAAGAAATATTCTATTATCTAATTTTTTATAAATTTCTATTATTTCATTGCTTGATTTAGATCCATAAAAAATAATATTATTTTTTAATATATGAAATGGATGATAAATATTATTTATATTTTTTTTAAATTTTTCTAATTCAGGACCATTTCCAATAATATGCATTAAAAATGTATATTTATTTATTAATTTTAATAAACATTCAAATAGTTCTTCTATATTTTTTTCTTTAGAAATTCTACCACAATATATAATATTTAATATGGAATCATCTTCTAAATCATATGTATCTATTTTTAATTTATTATAAATATTAAAATTTAATTCAGCTGCGTCAAATAGTCGAACATTATTAATGAATCTATTTTTAATATGTTCACCTGTAACTATTAAACCATAAAATATTTTATTTTCTAAATAATAATTTAAATAACTTGTTATTTTTTTCAAAGGATATTTAAAATCAAATATTGGAATAAAAGAAAATGGATTAAAGTATTCTATATAATTCTCGTAATCAGTATGCCATGTTGGATAGATTTTTATTTCATTATTTTTTTCTTTTACTTTTTCTAAAACAGTATATAACCATGCAAATTCTCCATTAAATATAATAATATTATTTATTTCTTCCATTTCGTTTAAAATTTCATCTTCATTTAAAAGTGGTATTTTTATATCTTCGTAAAATGGTAATTGAATTCCATTTACATTTATTATTTTTATATTTTTATTTTCTAATTTTTTTATTTTTTTAGAATCAATAAAAGAAATAAAAAGGGTAATTTTGCATTTATTACTTTTTTGAAGATATTCTATAAATTTTATATATTTATTAGAGACTCCATTAATTGATTCATAAATATTTGAAAGTATAAATAAAATATTTAACATTACTGTTTAATATTTTATATTAGAAAAAAATTTTGAATATTAAAAATAGAATATAAAGTAAGACAACTCTACTCTAGAGTCTTTCTCAAGCTCCATAATAAAGTTTATCTACATCCGATGTACTCTATATGATGGAATAGGAGGGATCTAAAATAATGTGACTCTACACTCAATTTCCTCTGATGGAATAGGAGGGGTCTAAAGGGAACCTAAGTTCCCTTTCCTAGGTTCCCTTTCCTAGTAGGTAGTCGCAACAACAGTATTTATATAAACTTGAATTAAATTTGTTGGAATTATAACACGTGCCATTACTGTATAATTTGGTCCTAATAAAACTTTTTTAGTTACTATATAATAAGAACCATAGTAATCAAATATATATACATATCTAGCTGTTTCGCCCCTTGGAATACTAAAAGTGCATTTAGGAGCAGTCATATATTATTATAATTATATTTAATTTTTATAAATTAAAATAAATATATTATTATTAAATATATTAGTTATGTTAACAATACTAAGTATTATAAAATTAATAGTATTTAAATTTTTTGTAAATTTAATATTGTTTAGAGGAAAAGGTACATATTATGTTTATATGATAGTTATACTATTATTAGCAATAAACTCAAAGAGAATGAAAAGGCTATATCCATTATTATTTTGTGAAAATCTATCAGATATTTCAATTTATGAAGATGATACAAATAAAAATTTATGTAATCAATATAGTAAAAAATTAGATAAAAAAGATTTTATACAAGAAGAATATGTTAAATCTCCTAAAAAAAATAATTTTATATTAAATATTGATAATACAAATGCTTCTGTTCCATTATTTAATTTAAGAACATTTGAAGATCTAGGTTTTTATTATAATTTTATATTTGAAAATTTTGACGCAGAAAAAATTAATAATTTAGTAATGTATCGTGATATTAATAAATGGATGTCAAAACCAGCATTAACTAATAATGATTTAGAAGATGATTATATTCCTATATTTTTTATAAAAAAACAAAATAATAAAGTAAACGTATATGAATATTTAAAATTATTTATTAAAACAGATAAATCAAATGTTAAAATTGCTTTTGTAGAAAAGGGAAATGATTATGAAAAAATAAATGAATTTATTAAAAAAATATTAGATAAAGATTTAATTAAAGATTTATTAAAAGGTAATACATATAATATATTTAATTTATCAACAATTGATGGAGTAAATGATTTCTTAGATAGATTATTATCATATGTTTTACCGCCAGAAAATTTAATAGGAAATAAAATGATACTTGATATTGAACATTACCACGAAAATAAAAAAACATATAATTATTTTTTTAATAATGATAATTGTGAAATGTCTATTTTTAATAGCAGTCTCTAGAGGGGGAACCTAAGGTTCCCCCTTACCCCCTCCTTAACACCAGGTATATGCCGAGATTTAGAAAATTAATTTTTTAAGATTTTTATAAATTATTCAATAATTACTGATTAAAAATATTATTTTCATAAATAATATTTTTTAAAATCCCGGCATATA